ATGTTCTTCCGTCACGGCCGAAGCGGACCGCCGGTGCTTGAGGAGGAAGCTAGCGCAAGGCCGGGGGCTGGGCAAGGCGAGCGACCGGCGGTGCAAAACCGGCCTGAATCGCCTTGACCCGCCCATTTCCGTCACCTAGAGACGCCCGCGATTGCCCGATCCTCTAATGGTAAGTTTCCAGACGGGGCAATAAATTCAATCGCTTAGCTTGCAAACCCTGCGCGACATTGCGTCTCGTACCCTGTTTTGTTGCGCCGCGCCCATCCAGTTTGGTCGACAGATTGTTTAAATCAGAACCGGCGCGAACGGGGACCGCTCGCGCCGGATTCGATCAGCTGTCAGGCGGAAGACCTACCGCGCCCGCGATGCGCTCGGTTTCACTCCGCGTGCGTTCAAGCTCGGCAATCTGCGCCGCTGCATTTCCGGCGATCCGCGCGGCGGCCAGCGCTGTCCTGGCTGCGCGAACTCCTGCGCGAATCGTTGCCTGTGTCTCGGTGGACGCGAACGGTAAAAACAGCTCGGCGAAGGCCGCAACTGCGTCCAATCGCTCAGCGGCCTTCTCGACCTTGGCAGACACGGCGATGGGATCGACCCCCAGCTTTGGCGGTCCCGTGGTGCACCCAGTCAACAGTGCCCCAACGCACAGCAGAACAAGTATGCGCCTCATACTATCTCCCCTCATTCTCACCGCGCCCCATGCGCGATGCACCCCGTCAGACGCCTTCGAGTTGCTGGACGCGCTCGATAAGGTCATCGATTGCGAGTTGCTGGTCGGCGATCGTCGTGCCTGCGCCACCGGTGACAGCATCGATCTGCTCCAGGATCTCGTCCTGTACGGTCGCCGCTATGCTTGCGGCCTGAACCATCGAACTGTTGACGGTCGCCTGCTGTCGTTGCGACGTGCGCCGTTCAACCAGTGTCGCGGGCCGCCTAACCACGCTCATCGGCCTTGAGTGTGAGCGCACCGACCGGATCGGGCGCGGGTGCCGACTGAGCCAGCTGATCCGTCAGGCGCCGCTGCCCCTGCGCTTCGATCACCTTCTGTACGATCAGCATCAGTCCGGTACTGGTCGCTGCCAGAAGCTCGCCGGCGTTCTCCGGCATGCCCCACCAGATCACCGATCCTGCGATGATGCCGATCACGATCAGCGAGATCGCTGCGATAGTGAACAACCAGAACCGATCGCAGATCGCACGCACGCCCTCGCCGGCCTTTTGCAACCGCGACACCGCGCTCATGCCTCATTCCGCGATACCGCGGTCCCGTTCGGATTGAGCTTCACCGGCTGACCCACAACGGGCAGCGAGCGCGGCCAGCGACGCGCGATACAGCGCTGTTTCAGGATCCGCATCACGTTGACGCTATCGCTCTGGTTTCCGCCCAGGACGTGGTAGTGTGTCTGGTCCTCCCCGACATAGAAGCCGACATGGCCGCCGCCCTCACGGTCGAACACAAGCACGGCACCGGGAGACAGATGCTCGGCGCGTAGATTGGCTTCCCACGTCGCCCAGCTCTTCGCCCTTACCGCGACAGGCGGCGGCGTCAGCCCGGCCTCCCGGACGCAGTATGCAGCAAAGGTGCCGCACCACGGTACGCTGTCCGCATTGACTGCGATTCCGAGCACTTTGATGTCCAGCTTCTTGATCCATCCCATGATCGTCGCGCTGTTCGCAACGCCGGGTGCCTCGCGCGTGCCGATCAGGTTGCGTGCGACCTTCAGGTGATGTGGTTCGAAATCGGTCATACTTTCCTCCCTCATGCCGCCGCTGCGCGCTCGACCGCCTCAGCGACATGCACGCCACTTGCGATCAGCTGCCCGCCCTCGCGCAGCGCCCCGCGCTCCGCATGCCTTGCTTCGGCGAGTCGCAGACGCCGATCCTCCATCGCTTCGGCCCGCCGCCGTGTGCGCAGCTGCTCGACATGCTCCAGCACCTCGGCCGCGCTCTCGGGCCGGAACCGGATGCCCGTCGCCAACGCCTCCCAGCTCATCACTTCGTTGGCCAGGCTGTGACGAAGCTCGGACAATTGGCGCTCGCAGGTTTCGCGCTCCGCCTTCATTTCGGCGCGCAGCAGAGTGCATGCGCGCTCGACCTCAACGACACGCGCTTCCCATTGCGCGTTCGAGCGGAGCGCCATGTCGTCGGTCTGCTTGCGGCTTGACTGGCGAAAGGTCAGCCAGCGGTCGATGCCCTTGACCACCAGCCCACCGAGGCTGCCCGCCCCGACCAGCGCCAGCAGGATCTGCGCCCAGATGGGGGCACCGGGAATCATTGGACGGCGCTCGCTTCATCCATGCCGCTCACGCCTCGATCGCTCCGTATCCCTTCCACGTTCCCGGAGAGCCGGCCGTGGTGCAGATCATCCCCTCATGCCCTCCTGCAGCCGGGCCGCTCAGCTTGAAACGTGCACCCACCGCATGGATACCTAGCGTCGGCTCGCCATTCGTCGTCATCGGCTGCGCTGTGTCGATCAGAGGCACCGCGGCACAATCGGACGCGGCCCATGCCCACACGCCACCGAACTTCACATACCAGTCGGGATCAGCGACGACCGGCTTGTCCTGGCCATAGTTCGGATAGAGGAGGACCTTGGAGGAGGTTCCCGAAGACGGCAGGATCGCCCGCACGGTCACCCACTGGTCGGTGATGAACTCGCCGCTGCTCGCACCCAGTACTGGGAAGATCGTCGCGCCATCATCGTCCCAGAAGGCGAAGAAGTTCGGTGGGGCTGCCGCAGTGAATTTGGCGCTGTTGAACTTCACCAATGCGGCGATCACGACGAATGCGCCTTGGTGAAACCCGTCGCCCAGGTCGAGCGACAGATGCGCGAATTCGTCTCCATGCCCCCGATACTTGACGGAGCCGTAACCGTGCGGCTTGTCGGCAGTATCCACGCTCATCGTGCCGAGACTGAACCAGCTCGCTACCGCCCCATCAGGCCCAACGGAGTTCCAGCCTGGCAACAGAAAACGCGACTGACCCGAGCCGAAGAAGCTTCCGAACGGGTCAACGGATGCATCGGCGTCGATGACCGGAAGATTGTTGGGCTCCGCGACCAGCAGTCCCGTGGCCGATTTCAAATCCGCGTCGCGGATGCCGATCCGGTCACCGCTGCGAATACGCCAGGTATAGCCGTTGCCCGCGCTCTGGTAGATTTCCAGATCGGCCTTGCTGTTACCGCGGCCGCGCACGCCCTTCATCATGATGATGCCGCCGGGCTGATGAAACACGATGCCGGCGGAATCCATGGGCGTCGCCCAGCCAGCACGCGGCCCTGTATTGGGCAGATAGGGAGCGCCTTCGACGAAGACGCTCTCCATCTCACAGACACGCGTCTTCGCACCCACGCTCACACCCGCATAGGCGACCGGCTCTAAGGGTGCTTCGGGTTTGTAACCCCACAGCGTTCCGTCGATCTGGCGGTTCGGCTTCTGCACGCGGATGTTGCGCGCGTAGATTTCATGACAGTTCGTCCATTCGATCCCGCCCAACCCGCAAGCCTCAACGGAAACGTCCTGCACATCGGTGACGAACGGAAAGCCCCAGGTCTGCCAATTTCCGCCGCCGGGACGTTCGAACTGGAACAGCTGAACCGACGTTGTCCATCCGGTCAGGGCACGGATGACCACACGCTTGAACATACCGAAGACGTGAGGACCACACCCGCTGCCCTCGCAGCGATAGTTGCTGATCTCCAGAAGCTCAGTCGGCACGAGGCCCGTTCGCATCCGCGTCGGCGCGAGGCCGTCGCGCGTGTTGAAGGTTGCGGCGACGCCTGCCAGCGCCAGCGTTTCGGTTTCCGCCACGCGGAATGTGCCGGCATCAATCGGGATGGCGTAATAGTCGCGATGCGTCTCAAGGCCGATGTACAGATTGTTCGAACCGTCGTGGCGATACAGGCTGATCAGCTCTCCGGTGTTCAACCCATGGCCTGCGACGGTGAACACGCCAGTGGTGGCGTTGACCGCGCTGATGGGCACCGCCACGCCCTCTTCGATCGATGTAGAAAAGAACACCGAGCCGCGGGTCGAGTCAGTCACACCATCGATTCGGATGGTGCCGCATGAACCCGCGCCGCCGATCCAGTAAGCATCGGAAATGCCGTGCTTGGTAAAGCGCCCGCCCTTCCAGCTGACCCGCTGGGCACCGCTGGCGACCCAGAACGCGTAGCGCGTCTGCTCATCGAGCCCGGTCGCGTCCAGATGGATCGTCGCGCCGCTTGCATCCACCTGTGCGCCATCGGGCACAATGATCGAATAGGTGGCGTTCGCGCCATCGGGCACGAGCCGATACGGCGTCGCGTGTGGCTCGACCCGGAAAGGCTGTCCGAATGCGAATGCCGCGACGAAAGCGGCACTGTTGTCGCTGGCTGCCACCGATCCGCCGAACATGGCAAGCGTGACGGTCTGCGTCTTGTCGAGCACGAACCAGCGCCCATTGGCGCTCTGGCGGCGCCACGCGTTCGGCGCCGCATCGGTCTGATCGGGGTCGAGCACATAACGCGCCGCTCCGATCCCGACTGTTGAAAAGCCGCTGGTCTGGATCAGGTCGTACCCCGTGGCGATGTCGAACAGTGCAAAACTGCTCCACAACCCGACCGCCATGGCATTCCCGCCGGGCTGCCCCTGGAAGTCAGCGGCCTGCAATATTGCGATCCGGCCCGTCAGTGGGCTGATGCCAAGCACCAGCGGCAGCCCGGCTGCCGCAGTCAATTCGGCACGCGGCAGCGTCAGGCCCGGATCGCCGGGCGCTGCTCGGATCGTGCGCATCGCAGCCTCTGCCAGCTCCTGAGAGACCATCGCCTGCCGATCGAGCTGCCCCTCAAGCGATTCACGCTTCAGGCTCTGGCCGATGATCGAATAGTCTTGGCGCGCCGAGGTTGCCCGGCGATACCGCACCGCCTGCCCATTCGTGGCGAAACCGGGAAGCGGCACGATTTGCTGCGAAGGATACGATCCGTTTACTTCGTAGTGCAGCCCCAATGTCCGCACGACATCATCGACAGTCACGATCAGGTCAGCGGGTGCGATGAGCGGCCATTCGATGGTCCGCGGTGACAGCGATCCGTCCGCTATGTAGGACTTCGGCTCAAAGGCGACTGCAACTGCCATTCACGTCCCCCCGATGCCTGCGCGAACGGCGCGAGGACCGGGGGGAAGCCGCGCGCCTGAAAAGCAACAATATGTTTAGTTTGGAGAGGCGGTGCCGTCAACCGCTTCGCCAGCTGGCGTCTGACCAGCCAGATTGGGCGCACGCACCGGGCCTCGCGCACCGGGCGGCATCCAGTATGCAGTGCCATCCTCGCGCGCACGGCGGTTCAACCGCTCATAGCTGTCGGCGTAGCTTTCGTGCTGCCACTCGCCCAACTGATCGAGCACGAGCCGCTCCCAGCCGGCGCGCAGATACCAGATCGAGCCGCCGGGCGTCTCGCGCTTGAGGAAGCGGGCGACATCGTGGACGCGCACCTCATTGCCCTCGCCATCTTTGGCCTTTCTGCCCCAGGCGAGGTCGGCGACATTCTGCACCGTGCCGAAACCCGGCCCTGCCGTCAGGTCGCCGACATCCTGTCCGTACTGGTTGGTCGAACTGTTCACGACATCGCCGAACACGCCAAGCCCTCCGCCTTTCAGCATCGACTTCCAGACAACCTCCTTTCGGAAGTTCCCTTCCTCGTCTCGCAGCGCAATAGGATCGCGCCCCTTGGCCAGCTCGCTTAGCTGAAGCGAGAGCATCCCCATCAGCGTTGTAGCGGTCAGGAAGCCAATGCCATATCTGGCGGCATGCCAGTTGCTCGGCTGATCGAGCATCCGCATGCCGTGCATCACCATCACCGTCACCGGGAACATCTTGAACTGGAATCCGGTGCGCACCAGCTCGCCCATGATAGTGCCGCGCTTGTACCCGCTGACGATCGCGCGCTGGCGCAGCCCACCGGTCGGGACGGCGAAATCGATCTCGGTCAGCATGGCTTCCATCACGCGTGTGCCGATCGCCTTGTCGTCCAGCATCGCCGGCCAGATCGTGTCATAGCCGCCCGCCTTGTCGGGCTTGGTCGTGCGCAGCGCATCCCATTCGCGCGATCCCATGCCGTACCGCTCGAAGAAGCCGCGGAACGCCACGGGCAAATCATGAAAGGCCGTGTCGGCGCGCTCTGCAAAATTGGCAGCGAACTCCTTCGCCATCGCCTCGCGACCCGCCTGCGTCCAGGCGTTGAGGCCCGATACGCGCAACGTGCCGTCCGCCAACCGCCGTGAGAACTCGTTGACCAGCTTCGCGCCGTTCCGCACCGTGCCGCGAACACTCCAGTCGTCGGCCAACCTCCCTCCACTCAGATCGTCCAGCACCAGACGGCCAGCACTGACGGTCCGGCCTGCAAATTCGTCACCGACGAACCCCGCTCGCCGGATCGTACGCCGCGCGGTCGGATCGAGCGGATTCAGCTGACGCGCCATGTCACCAAGGTGCGCGGTACCAGCCAGCCCGGTCATTCGTGCCAGGCCGTTGAACTTTCGCGTCAATGCAGCCGTTCCTACATCGCTGAACGAGCTAATCACGGCGCTGCCCAGCTTGGTAGCACCCTGCCAGTGCCGCACCGCGGACCCCAGCTGCGCAAGCGTCTCGCTACCGACCTGATCGGCCTCGCCGGTGATGACGCCATACAGCCGGTCGATCGTGTCCCCGGCCTTCGTCGCCGCACGCCGGTCCTCGTTGGTGCCGCGCACCGCCGCATCCTTGATCGCCACATCCTTCATCCACCGCACCGTGGCGGCGGGATTGGGGCCAAGGATCTCCATCAAGGCGATGTCGCGGCTCATCCCGCGCACATGCCCCATCATCGCATCCCACGGGCTGGCTTGGCCGAACTTGTCGTTATAGGTGATCCACGCATCCGCATCGGCGAAGTGCAGCACACGCTGCTCGGCCCGGCGATTCGCCAGCATCTTGCGCCCGCCCGCTCCCGGCTGCCGCCCGATCCAGCCTTCGCTTACGATGTTCTCGTATACGTCGCGCAGCATCGTATCGAGCTGCTGATCGGTCAGCGGCAACGCGGTGCGCTCGTCCAGCATCTTGCCGCGGTCGAGCATCGGCCTGACCTCGCCAATCCATGCCTCTGGCGTCACCGATCCGACGCGCAGCGCATCATGGCTCTGCGGCAGGCCCCAATCCTCACGCTTGCCGATCGCACCGCCGGCGGCGTTGAACCGCTGACGCAACGCCTCGCTCGCCCCGCGCCATGCGTCCGCCAGCTCACGCGCATTGAGGTTGCCGCTATCGGCACCGAACAGCTCCCGCACCACGTCGGTCAGGTCGCTCTTGTGCCGCACATTGCCGAGCAGGTTGGCGCGGTGCTTGGCGAGCAGATCGTACAGCTGCCCCAGCGCCTCGCCCCGGATCGCCCGTTCGCGATACTCGACGTTGGAGTATCGCGCGCGGCTATCCCAACCGAGAAAAGCGGCCATGGCCTTGCCGCTCACCGGACCATCTGCATTCGCGCCACGATAGCCGGTGCGCGCTTCGTCCAGCATCGCCATCTGGCGCTTGAGCTGCAACAGCTTCTCGCGCCGCCCCTGTTTCAGCCCCTTTTCCCACGCCGCCAGCGTCTGCTGTGTCGCCAGCGCCTCCGCCGCCTCGCGCGACATCCGGCCCTCATGCTGCATCAGCAGTTCGTCATAGAGCGCGCGAACCTCGCCCGCATGCTTCTCGCCGATCTTCCCGCGCTCGATCAGGTCGGGGATGCAGACGCCTAGCGACACGTCTTCGCCCTCCAGTCCTCGCCGATCTCGACCTCAACCGCCCTCACTAGCCCTCGATTCAATCCACAGTAGAGGCAGCTCGCGTCACGGCGACGCGCATATTGCGGTAGCGCGACTTCCCTCCCGCATTCGACGCATTCGACACCAATTGGGTGCCTGTGATCCGCTTCCTCGCGATCCCTGATGCGCCATGGCAAGCAGACGAACGGAGGGGATTCTACCAGCGCCAGGCTCATTTCAGGCAGTCCTTGATTGTCTGGATCGCCGCGTCATCGGCGTCGAACTCCGCCAACAGATCGGCAGCGTTCACGACATCGCCTTCGTCATCGAGGCGAAAGCCGAACTGGTCGGCCGTGTCGAATAGCGGTGCGCCGATCGTGCTTTCCTGATCGGCTTTCGCCCGCAACGGCGAATCCGCTTTCAGCTGGGCTTCCTGCTGCTGTCGCGCCGCAATCGCGGGATCGGCCTGCTCGCCAAGGTCTAGACCCGCCCGCACATCATGCGCGACGCTCTCGATTTGCAGATCCGCGCCGCTGCCGTGCGGATCGTCGAATTCGCTTAGAGCTTGCCTGAGGCCAGAACCTGCCGGCCGATCTCCGCCGCCCGCTGGTTGCGCGCGCGCGTCTCCGGCGACAGCCGCTTGTCCGCCGCTGCCTTCTCCGCCAGCGCCACTTTCGCGCGCATCTGATCGGATGAGATCGTCATACATCGCCTCATAGTCGATTTCGTCGGATTCCGCCAGCGCGTCCCAGCGCGCGCCGTCCAGCTCCTGGTTGACATGGATCAGCACCGCGTCGGCCGCGTCGATCTCCTGCCCGCGCCGCAACCGCGCGATAGCGCCCAGCGTTTCAGCGTCGAGTGTCAGACCCAGGTCCTCGGCCGCGTCCGCCACGCCCGCCTCATAATAGGCGCGCTCGCCCTCCTGCCATCCGTCCTTGTCCATGAACGGCGCGGGCAACTCGGGTTCGTCGCCGATGGGGTAGAACTTCTTGCCGTGCTGCACCGCGTCTTCCAGCACGTCGATCAGCTCGGCTTCGGTCGGCCGCTCGCGGAAATAGCCCTCGCTCCATAGATCCTCGGCCGCTTCATCCAGCCCCATGCCGCTGTCGCGCAGCAATGGTCCGGCACCGGGAACGAAACGGTCCATGTCGCGTCCGCCCATCCGCTTCCCGCCGACGATCTGGGCCTTGCCCAGACCATGGCCCTTGAAGCCATCGGCGCCGCCGCCGCGCGCGCCGCTCGGATGCAATCCGCCGCGCCGCGCAATCCATTTCAGGATATCGACCGGCCCGTCTACAGGCGGGCGCATGAAACTCCCGGTCTTGCGGTTTCGCCTCAACTCGCCCTGGGCTACCAGCTGCTGAAGCGCTGCGCGCACGTCCTCGCCGGTCGCCCCCAACTCGCGCGCGATATCGTCGATCTTGGCGAGTGAGCGCCCACGGTCTCGCACAATCCCGCGCACGGGCGGGATGATTGCCAGCACGCCTACCGATGGCCCGGCATCGGCCATGGGCTGAACGGCCCTCCCAGCGGGTCCGTCTAAGACGGGCGCATCGATATCGTCACCCGGAACCGCGGCTTCGTCCGCCACATCGTCCAGAATGTCCCGGATTTCGGGCGAATCCCCCGCCTCTGCGTCCAGCCGCGCCAGGTCCGCGTCGACGGCCTCAAGCTCCGCGTCCAGCCTGTCGCGCAGCGACGGTGCGCCGCTCTGGACGTTGGCGTGCGCGCCACCCATCTTGCGGTGCGCCCATCGCACCACATCGCCCGCGCTCATTCGCTCGAGGAACGGGTTTGCACGGATCACGCCCGCGCCCAGCACCTCGCGAGCGCTCAGCTGCGGATCGGCATCCAGCAGCCGTTTGGCGCCTTCCGGTCCCGCGAAATGCGCAAGGTACAGGTTACCTGCGTCGGCGGCATGTCCTGCCCGCTGCAGCGCCCGCGCGTTCAGCCCGATCAGGTCATCGACCAGAACTTCGTTGATGCGCGGATCCGTACGCCGCGCCGCAATGGCGTCGTCGCTTTCGTTCGTCGCGCCGAACCGACGTTTGTACAGGGTCAGCCACGTCGAGCGGATGAATTGATACGGCCCCAACGCGCTGCTGTTCGGGTTGCGGGCGGTATTGCTGCCCGAACTCTCGACCTGCCGGATACGCGACTTGAGCACGGTCCCGCCCTCGACGCCCACGGTGCCGGTCGCGATCGCCGTTCCACCACGCAGGCGCGGCACGGGCGATCCGCTTGGCATCGCCACTGCGGCGGGCGGTGGCTCAGGCATGTTGGACAGGATCCGCCGCATCGCCTCCGCCACGCCCTCGCGGTGCGCCAACGTTCCCGCGCCATCCGCAATGAACGGGTTGCTCGCGTCGATCTCGGCTTCGCGGCGCAGCACGGCGACGGCTGCCCGTTCATCCGGCGTCATGTTGTCGGCGCCGGTCACCAACTCGGCCAGGCCCGGCAGCTCGTCGTCGGGCAGCTGGGCGGCGCTGCCCCACTTCTTCCTCACGCTATCCGGCAACCGCTCCCACAACGCTGCGATGGCACGCTCCCGCGCGGTCGCGATCGCATCGCCCGCCTTAGGCACCCCAAGCTCGATACCCTTGGCAAGCCCGGACAGCGCAGCTGCGCCGCCCACGGCCATCGCACTTTCCGCCAGCAGCGTGCCGGTCGAGGTGTCCTCGCCACGTCCAGCCTTGTCGAGCGCACGCGGAACGGCGGTCACGGCTTCGACCCGCGCCTGCAACAGCATGTTGCGCATCACCGTCTCGGCGATCGTCTTGCCGCCCGCCCCCAGCGCCATGGTGCCGACATTCTCCGGCTCGGCCGCGCCCGACCACAAGCCGCCGACGATGGTCTGCGCTGTTGTCGCCCGCCCCGCAGTTTCGAGGATGCCGCTATAGCGCTGGTCGATCGGCGCCGTGATCTTCGCTCGGAACTGCACCGGATCAGTGTCCAGGCTGGCAAAGGCCTTCGGATCGGCGGCGCGGCGTTTCGCAGCTTCAGCGAGCACTGCCTCAACCGACCACGTGCCGCGCATCCGGTCCTGCAGGCCTTCCGCCCAATTCTGGCGGCGTAGCGCAGCCGGATCTACGCCCGCGGCGATCAGCTGGTTGGCGACATCGTGGATCGCATCCTGCTCAGCGGTGTCGATCTGTGCGTTGCGGACTGCCCGTGCATCCGGTGCGCGAGCCGATGCCCACACACCCTCGAAGAAGCCGGGCGCCGGTGCCGGCGGTGGCGCGGCATCGGGCAGTTCGCGCGAAAGCCTGCGGGCTTGTGCTGGAAGGCCCATCAGCGCGCTCCTGGCGCGATGAGCAACCGATAGGTCTCGCGCGTTCCCTTGCGCTTGAGCGCCTGCCCCGCCGCATTCAGGAAAATGTAGTACGCCGCCTCACCCGGCCCGCCCCCGTCATCCAGCACCGGAGTGAAGTTCGCCATCACATCGGCTTTCTCGACCGGCCGCGCACCATCATAGGTCGCATTGGCGAACGGGTTGCGTGCGATCAGACGCTCGATCTCTCGCGCGCTTCCCCAATCGGGCAACCACACATGGCGATTGCTGACCAGACCCAGCCCGCCGCGCCATACGCCGTCCCCACCGCGGCGTGCGCCCATCGCCTTGTTGATCGCATGGCGATACAGCGCCGCATCCCAGCCGCTTTGCCCGGCGTCCTTCTGCATTTTCACATAGATCGCGTTGGCGACGCCACGATATCCCTCCACGGCTGCCTCAGGCATCTGCCCGGCGATGATTCCAAGGTGCGCGCGCATCGCCGTCTTGGACTGGTCGGTCAGCCCGCCACTCTTGCCCTTTGTCTTGATCAGGTCGGGATTGGCCTTCAGGTCATAGAAGCCCTCAACTGCCGCCTGCTGCGTCGCGCCGTCGAGCAGACCGATATAGCCCAGCCCAGGACGAATCTGCTCAGCGACCTCGAACCGGTCGGCCCGTGGCCGTTTGCGGATCTCTGCCAGCACGCTCAGGTCGCCTTGCGGGCTCTTGTTGGCCAGCGGCTTTAGCAGGTCGGCATCATCCGCGCGGCGCTTTCCCTGCAGCGTGGTCAGCCGCTGGTGCAGCATGCTTTCCTCGCTGGTCAAAGCGCGCTGCGCCGCCACACCGTTGAGCCGCATCAGCTCGGCGCGCGTTTTGCTGCCATCCGGGTCGCCCGCCGGGCCGAACGAACGGTTCACGCTCTGCGTCATCGATGCACCGTTCAGCTTGACCAGCCTGTCGGCATCGACGCCCGCGGCCTTACCCACCGCCAGCGCGCTGTCGATTTCCCTCTGGCTGACCGTACCGCCCTCACTGATCACCGCTTCGATCCGGTCGATCTCGTCGGTCGCCTTCTCCTGAGCGGCGGTGACCGCCGCCTTGGCCGCAAGCGCCGCCGCCTTCTCGCGCGCCGTCGCGCGCTGCAGAACGTTGTCGGCATAGTCCGCCCCGCCCATTCGCTTCATCAGCTCGACGTCGCCGGCCAGCGCGCGCATGGTCGCCACGTCTCCCGCATTCTCCGCGCCATCGACCACTGCGCGGCCGACCGCCAGATCATAGGTGTCGATGACCTTGCGGTATCGGTCAGGGGTCAGGCCCTTGGTGTTCAGGAATTCGACGAACGTCTTGCGCCGCCCACCCATCGCAGCGTCGTCGCGATAGGCGCCCATGGCCGTCACGGCATGGCCCTTCGCCATTTCGTCGAGCGCAGCCGCGTCGAGCCCGGCCTTCTGGCCAGCAAGCCACTTGTCGTCATCGGTCTGGTAGGTCGCGCCCATCCGCGCAAGCGGCGCAGTGAAATGCTGGCGGACCTCGGCATCGGCGGGCAGCTCGGCAAGGAACGAGGCGGACCAGTCACCCCATGCCTTCTCCGCTTCGCCGCGATAGCCGGTCAGGTCGGTCTTGCTGCGCAGCTGCTCGCGCTGGCGCTCGAACGCGACGCGGCCCGTCTCCAGCGCGACGATGCCTTGGCTGATCTGCGTCGAACGCCGGTCGGCCTGTTCGCGAATCGCTAAATCGTGCGCGATCTGCGCTTCCCGGCGGTCAGCTTGCCGGTCGGCTTCGCGTGCATTGCCGATAGCGTTGACCACGCTGCCTGCAGCATCCGCGAGCGACGGCGAACGCTCGGGAATCGGAATGGAGCCAAGTCGCGGGCCGCTTGCGATGCGGGGCGTCATGCCCATCAGTTGGGCCTCCCCATCGGCGGCACATAGGAACCGCGCGGCACGGGGATCGTGCCTGCCGGCGAATAGGCGGAACTGCGGCCATAGGCCTCGGCGCGATCGATGCGCCCCGCCGCACGCTCACTGGCAGCGCCGCCGATCGCCGCCGCACCCGCGCGCAGCACGCCGCCGAACAGCGCCGAATCCCCTGCGCGGCGCTTGCCGCTGGCCTGGCTGCGCAGGCCTCGCGCGCGCATCCCGGCTTCTGCCCGGATCGTCATCGCCTGCATCTGGTTCTCGATCGCCTGCTGATACAGCAGATCGCTGATCGATCCGCCCAAGCCGCTCCCGCTCGCCGCGGCGCCGGCGATGTCTTCGCCCTGTTGCATACGCGCGGCGCGCAGCGCGTCCACCGCGTCATAGGCGCCCTGCGTTTCTTCGATCCGCGCATTCTCATCCAGCGCGCGGGCTTCCGCGCGGTACTGGCCCCGTTCTTCCAGCCCACCGAGCAGTTGCAGCCCGGCCTGCGCCGCGATCAGTGCACCGCCGCCCGCCATCAACCGTCCCCCTGTCCAATTCGCGCCCACACCAGCACGTCGCCGCCATCCGGCAAGGCGCAGCGCTTGACGCTTTCCAGCTTGAAGCCCAGCAGCTCCGCCCAATCGGCCGCCTCGGCGAAATCCGCGCGGGTCAGCATCTCAACGCGTGCCCAGCCCGCGCCGTCCAGCAGCCTGCGAATCGTTCGCGTGATCGCGACCATCGCGTTCCTCTTGCCTAGCGCGAGCAGCGCCCACGCGATGCGATAGCTTGGCCCGGCGATCAGGAACCCCATGCAGGCCAGGATGCGACCGTCGCCATCGCTGACGGTCCATGCCGGGCCGTTCTCGTACAGACTCCCCGCCGAGGCTTCAGCCGCCTGCATCGGCTGCAGCTCCAGCTTGGTCAGATCGCCGGGGTCGAATTCGCGAATGACGATCATGCCTGCCCTGCCTCGAAATGCGGGACGATCGCGGCCAAGGTCGATGGCCGTGGATAGATGCGCCGCACCGTGATCGCCATTTCGCGGTCATGATCGCTGCCCAGCTCGATCAGATGCTGTCCGTTGGCCAGCGGCAACGCGGTATCGAGCGCGACCTGCGGTCTCAGCAGGTTGGTCAATTCCGATGCCCCCTGGCATGCGACTTCCAGTTCATCGCTGCAGACAACGTAAAGGTCGATGCGATGACAGCGCTTTACCTTGCCCAGCGACGTGCCGTTCTCGCTCCCACCCGCCGGGGGTAGAATGTCGATCTCAGCATCAAAGCGCAGCCCGACGATAACATCACGCGCCTCGAACGGCAGCGCGAAACGGCCATTTCCGTCCAGCTGGACGTCCATGATTGGGCGGCCATCCGCACAGATATCGACCCTTCGGCCCGCCAGATGCGGCGCCTCGATCGACGTCAGCGGCCCGGTCAGACGCACCGCCGCGTCAGTCATCACTTGCTCATCGCGGTTCTTGCTGCTGCGTAGCGGCGCCATCCGCAGCACCCAGCTCTCCCCGCCTGCCTCTGCCATGATCCACAGCTGCTGATATCGGCCCGCCGGGTCGGTGTTCTCGCTGATGCTGCGCACCTTCAACCCGCCGCCCAGCGTACGCGTCGCCCACGCGACATACTCTTCCGCCGGGTCATAGCCCATGACGGCAAGCGTGCCGTCGGTGCGCCGGAACCACATATGGCGGCGGGGCTCTTTCAGCCATGCAATCTCGCACAGGCCGCTGTCATCTTCGCCGATATGGTCGGCGAAGCGCGACAGGTTCGGGGATTCGGCGCGCAACAGCCGGTTGGTGTCATAGGCCAGTTGCATCGCCTTAGTGCTGGCTGCCTGGATATGCACCACGCGGCCATCCACCTTGACCGGCTTGTGCGGGATCGAACCGTTGTCGGCGGGCACGCCGCGATCAAGGTTGCCTGGCCCCGCGCCCGCTGCAGCACCGGCTGCCATGACGACATGCTCCTGCTCGCCCGTTCCGACGATCAATTGCTGGTCATCGACCAGCCACAGTATCGCGTCCGCTGAGGGCAGCGGATAGCGGAATGCCTGGTCGCGGCTGATGTCGCCCAGCTCATTCCGCGTCGCCATGTCGTCGAGCGCGCCTGCCACGCTGCCATACAGCGTTGCGTCCTTGCCAAGCACCAGCCTCTCCTGCCACACCCCCACGGTGCCGGGATGGCCTCGACGCGTGCTGAACGCACCGAAACTGAACCGCCAGCATGCATTGGTGGTAGGCAGCGTCCGCAGGACATCCGCCTTCATCGCCGTGGGGCTCACATACTCGGTCAGCCGTACCAGCCCGAACATGCCGTGGACGAATGTCCACTGCACGCCATACGGCCCCTTGCCGTTGATATCCGTGCCGCCCATGCCGTCGCTCTCGGTACCCTCGATATGGATCGGCGCGACGGTTCCGGTGCGTGCACCCCCTGCATTCACATAGACATTGCCGTTGCTCTGACAGTAGGCGCCGGGTGCCGTCGTCATGCCCGCTTCCCATGCAGGCGTCGTACCGAACGCCGGACTTTCGATTTCCAGCAGGCCGCCCACATCGCCCGCCGCGAACAGATCCGCGGTCGCTACAATGTCGATGTCGGTCCCGCTTGTTGCGCTCGCGCTGACGGTGAGCGTCTTGTCAGCGTTGCGAGCCTCCAGCGGCCCGTTCAGCAACACATAGGGCTCGCACGCGAACGTATCGGCGCTGGTCCGATAGATGCGGTGCAGCGGCACTCGCGGGTGCGCGCAATACAGCACGTCGAGCGATTGATAGGTGTAGAGTTCTGCGACCTGCGCAGCATTCCAAGGAGTCGCGATTTCATACGGCTCGTCACCGTCCATGATCTGCGCATCATTGGTGTAGAAGCGTGCATAGTTCGCACCCAGCTCGATCTGATAACCCTGAGTGCGATTGAACTGATATCGCATAAGGCGCGCTTCGCGCAGCTTCGCCTTGGTGACGAAGATCGTTCCGGGGCATGCCTCTGCCGGCCCCGAGAGCAGCGGCAGCCAGCCATCCATGCGCTTGACGCCGATCGAGGTGATGTTCTGATCGCGGCGCGCCAGCAGGTGCGGCGACAGTTCGCCGCCGTTCAGGCTGTACTGCGCGGGCGTGACGAACGCCATCAGCCGCGATACCCGAGCCAGCGGTAGCGCGCGCCTGCCCAGCGCGACACCGGCGGCCCTGGGCGAGGACGGTTCGCCGATGACAGGCCGTCTATGCGGAAGGCTTCATCCAGCCGCTCGGTGCGCTCGCCGACCAGCCGATCGCGCAGGCCCAGCGCCTGCGTCTTCCCGACACAATGCTCGATCGCGAGCGTATAGGCCATGGTATCGACAAACAGTGGCGACCACCGCGTCACGTCCTCGATATCGATTACCCCTCGCGCGATCAGCGGACCTTCGCTGTTGCACAGCAGGAAACCGCCTTCCTCGACCGCATCGAACCAGAATTCGCTGCTGCGATCCCACGGTTTCCATGCCAGCCATGCCGGGGGCAGCCTGTAGGAATAGGCGGGACCAAGCTCGCTCGGCCGACCCGCCTCGCGCATCAGCTTCTCACGCGCGAGTGCGAAATTCCATGGATGCAGCACGATGGCAGCACGCCGCGCGATGTCCCAGAGGATGGAGAAGTTCGCCGCATCGGCGTCGCTGGGATCATCGGGGTTCTGGACCCGCTTGGACGATCCCAACAGCACCAGCGCCTTGTTGTAGATGACCCGCTTGGTCGGAAGGGTCGGCGCTGGCGTATCGGCCATGATCTGGCTCCACAGTCTGGATGGGGCGCCGCCCGCCTCTCTCAATCCCCCCGGAGTGAGGCGTGGCGGGCGGCGCGGGCGCGGGGCAACAGGTCAACCCCGCGCCGTTCGGTCAGCGTGCCGCGGTCTCGACCTCGACTACGACGATGCCGGCGCCGGGCAGGTCCGCCACGGCGATCGTCGCCCACAGGTTGGTATCGGCGGCCAGCGGCTCGCCCTTCTCGGAGGTCTTGAGATATTCCTTGTCGACTTCCGGGGTGGTGCCATAGACGGCGGCGGTGCCGAACTTGTTGGCCGTGGTGCCGTCGCCGAACGCGAGCGTCGAGGTGGTGAGCGAGACGGTCGAGCGCACGTTGATCGACAGGATCGCATGCCCAGCGGGGATGTTCGCCACCAGCAGCTTGTCCGCGACGACTTTGGCGACGGTCGCCTTCGACAGGTCGAACTTCTCGACGAACACGCGCTTTTTCGCGCCGTTGATCGCGCCGGGGATCTTCTTCGCCCCGACGATCGTGCCATCGGCCGACGAACCGCTGCGGAAATTGCCGTAACCATTTGCCATTTCATTGCCTCTGGTTGGCGGCGGGAGACTGGCCCCCGCCGCTGGGGATCAGTCCGCGCACTCGACGATGAACGCGAGGTCTTCGTTGTTCCGCGAATAGCGGAGCTTCGAATACGCCGTGAACTGCGTCGCGTGGTTCTTGTCCGGGCGGATATCGCGGTGCGTCTCGATGCCCAGCCACTGGCGTCCCGAAATACCCTTGGGGATCCACACCGGGCACCGACGATGCCCGCTGCCGTTCAGGCCCAGCGCCGCCGCCTTCGGGTAGGCCTTGGTGTTGGTGAACTCCATCGGCACGAAATGGATGCCCAGGAAGTCGGTCGGTTCGCCGTCCTGCAGCGCCTGCTTCGCGCCGGCCGACAGCGGCTTGCGCACTTGGCTGTCCGGGTTGAAGTCGCGGCTGACATAGTGATCGATCTTCAGCAGATCCTCGATCTCTTCCGCCGTGATGCCCATGTGCAGCCTGTTGGTCGGGTCCTGCGGATCGATCAGCAGCTGGCGTGCCTTCTTGCGCAGACCGATCAGCTTATTCTCAGTCAGCCCCTTGTACTGCGTCAACGTCTCGCCATAGTCCGCGGCGAACACATTGGCGGCCTTGAATGGCACGGCGGTGGTGCCTTCCTTGCCGACATAGGCGTTGCCATGAAAGCCGACCAGGAACTGGTCGCGACGCGCGATGCCGATCGCGCGCGCAACGCCGATCGCCAGCGGGCTGTCGAGCGGGATTTCCGTCGCGTGCTGGTCGTCACGATCGAGAAACGTGCCGGTGCGCAGGCGATTCGGGATGTGAATCCAGCGGCGCTCCACATCGGTTTCGGGCAGGTCGGTATCGCCGAGCCGATCCTCGATCTCGTCGTAAGGAAGGTCGCTGAACCGGTCGGTGATCTGGACCTTTTCGCCCACCACACCGCCCTTGAAATCGCACATGGTTTCGTAACCTGGCGACAGCTCGTTAAGCTGGAACTCGACCGCCTTTTCGAAGGCGACGGTTGCCACCGTATTCTGCCAATCTGCCATTGCTGGCTCCTCCAATCGCTCAAAAAACAACTGTCTGTTGATTTCCGAGCGGGAAGGCGGGCCGATTGGCCGGGTCCGCTCTCGCGGGAACGCCCCGCGTCGTCGGCCGCTGCTTTCGCGGCGTAGCACCCGGGTCCGCGTCGGCTGCGCGGGAAGTCAGGGCGGTGTCTTCGGGGGAAATGAAAGGGGCCGATTCCCCCCGAACCGGCCCCGCACAAAAGCTACAATCCGTTTAATTTGTCAAGCCTGCTTGGCCCGTCCCTGCACGATCAGGTTCTGCAGTCGCGCGGCCTCCTTGTGCTCGGGCGTGCCCGCGATCAGCGACTGCTTGCGCCAGTTGGCGTCCTGCACCGCGACATTCCACCGGGCGTTCGCCTGCTCCGGCGTCATCGCGCCCATGCCGGAACCGGCACCCGCAGCGGCGCCGGCACCTTCCACCGGCGCCGGATCGCCGACGCGCGCCGCCATGTTGAACATGAACTTGAGCAGGTTGCCACTGCCCAGCTTCGCGTCGAGCGCCGCCATGTCGTCGGCGGGCAGCTCCACGCCGCTGATTTCGAGCATCTGTCGCACCGACTGCAGCCCGGCATTGAACTTTTCCGCACCCATGGTCTGGCGGAGCTGATCGACTTCAACCTGACTGGCCTGCTCGGCCGCCGCGGCCGCTTCCGCCAGCTTGCCGTTATAGAACTCGGCAACACCCCTCGCCCACTGCGGAGGCAGTCCCGTCTCATGCGCGAAGGCCCGGAACGCTTCGGCCATGGTCGCATCCTGCCCGTCGGGCACGGGGATCTCATAATCCGCTGCTGCCGCAGGCCGCACGATCTCCCCGAACTTCTTGAGCCCGTCGTCGGTCTTGTAGCTGTCCAGCCGCTCGGTCGCCGTGCGCTTCGTGTCCAGATATCCCTGCGCCAGTGCGCCGACATCAGCGAAGTTGACAAAGCTCGCCTCGCCGCGCAGCGCTTCCGGAAGCGCCTCGCGCCAGCTTGGCGCGGCGCCGCCGCCCTGCCCGCCGTCGCCGCCCCCGCCCGCCGCGATCGCCGCGGCGGGCGGGGGCGGCGACGGCGGGCAGGG